GCTTATGAAAGAAGGGCTTGTACACAAAGGAGATGGAAAAGATGTCGACCACAAAAAGCCTCTTTCAAAAGGCGGCGCAACAGTTCGAGGAAATCTACGCGTCAAATCTGCTTCAGACAACAGGAGTTTCGAGCGTAAATCTGACCACAGTATCAAGCGGTAGTAGCGTAAAAATTGCAGGAAGTGCAGTACACGCCAAACTTGTTGTTGAGAGTGAAGTCACAACTGCAATGCTTGACTCCGAAGCGTTCAGCATCCCCGTCAACAGACTGATTGATTTGTGGGTAGCACGTTATGGAAACAAGTGGATAGATATAGCTGAGCTAGAGAACGACGAGTTCTTTATTGCAGCTTTCAAAAGACTTAAACAACTCGGAGAAGTTGAAGTCCATTTTTTAACAGACAGAGCGCGGTACGTGTGCCGCATGCCAGAACAATAACGGGAGAAGCAAATGGGAAAAATGAAAACATTGGGTGAAGACCTGAAAGAAAAACTAGAGGCGTACGTTAATGCACAAGGAGCACAAAATGCAGGTATGCAGAGCATGGTTGTGCAGGGCAGTGGGTACTCGGGGCAACGGCTGATGAACAGCACACAGCAATCAAACGCATTGCAAAACATGTTTGGGGCAAGTCAAGCACAGACAGGCTCATCACATATAAGAAAAGAAAAGTCAAGCGTAGATGACCCAAACCAACGTCCAGCATATGCCATGCCGCTATCAAGACTCGCAGATATGTGGAGAGCAAAGTTTGGTGACACATGGATAGATGTATCTGAACTAGATGAAGAATTTTGGATGGACGCATCGTCAAGACTTCACAGAAACAAATTGATGGAAGAACTTGAATTCAGAAACAGCAACACGCCTTGGGCACGGTTGAAGGAGGACGCATGAGTACGCTGACATACAAAGCAACAGGGCGATACAGCATAGGGGCGACAGACCCACGAATGCCTGACTTTGGAGCGCCAACAACGCTGGAGTTACACAAGCATACGAATACAGGCCTTGAAGACGTACCAACTGAAACGCTGCGCAACCTGTGGATGGCTAGATTTGGTGCTCGCAACGTAACGTTGAACGAGATGTACGAGCTTAGGTTCGATGACATTACAAGAGTTGCACAAGAGTTGGCAAATAGAAAATTAGTCCGCCAAGAAAAAATAAACCGTATGGAGATTGACGCGACACTGCACTACTACGTACTGGAAAGAGAACATGGAGATAATTGACAACAAAGCTTTGGTGTTACGAACACGCGACCCAAGCAAGTACGGCATCATTCCAAAACACAAAGTCATCGGTGAAGAGAATGGTGTGTATCAAGTGGCTGTGTACTGGGGGCTTGACGAAAGCCGTGTGCTGAAAAATCTTGGTGTCAAAGATGTGCCGTCTCCAATCAAAGGACGCTACGGTTGGCCGGGCAAGTACAAGCCTATGGATCACCAAATTGAAACAGCGGCGTTCTTGACACTACACCGCAGAGCATTCTGCTTCAACGACCCCGGCACTGGCAAGACGCTCTCTGCGTTGTGGGCGGCTGACTACCTGATTGAGCGCGGTGAAGTTCGCAGAGTGTTGGTGTTATGTCCTCTGTCAATCATGCACAGTGCGTGGATGGGCGACATCATGAACAGCACCATGCACAGAAGCGCCATTGTCGCCCACCATCAACAAGCTGCACGGCGTATAGAAATGATTCAGCGTGACTACGAGATCGTCATCGCCAACTACGATGGTCTGAACCTGATTGCTGATGAGATACGCAATGATGGGCGCTTTGACCTTGTGATTGTCGATGAAGCCAACGCATACAAGAACCCATCAACACGGCGTTGGAAAGCGCTTGCGTCAATCATCAAGCCTGAGACATATCTGTGGATGATGACAGGTACACCCGCATCACAGTCCCCTGTGGATGCGTACGGCCTTGCAAAGCTTGTTAACCCAAGCGGTGTGCCCAAGTTCCAAACAGCATGGCGCGATAAGGTGATGAACAAGATCAGCATGTTCAAATGGTCGCCCAAAGAAAACGCAAGGGCGCTTGTGTACGAAGCGTTGCAACCAGCAATTCGTTTCACAAAAGGGCAGTGCCTTGACTTACCTCCAGTCATCACAGTAACGCGTGAAGTACCCATGACACCGCAACAGAACAAATACTACAGGCTGTTGAAAGAACAGATGATGGTGCGTGCGGCTGGAGAAACAATCAGCGCAGTCAATGCTGGCGTTGCGGTAAACAAGTTGCTGCAAATATCGTGCGGTGCCGCCTACACAGACGACAGGGAGGTTGTTGAGTTCGACGCATCTCCGCGACTGCATGTGCTCGACGAAGTGTTGGAGGAGACAGAACGCAAGGTCATCATCTTTGCTTTGTTCCGCTCAAGCATAGAAACAATAGTGACGCACTTGACCAAGCAGGGCTACGCCGTGGGACAAATTCATGGTGATGTGAGCGCCAGCAAGCGTGGACAAATCATTGGCGACTTTCAGGCCACAGACAAGATACGCGTGCTGGTCATGCAACCACAAGCTACTGCACACGGGATTACCCTAACTGCCGCAGACACTGTGGTGTTCTTTGGGCCACTGATGAGCGTGGAGATGTACACCCAATGTATTGCACGCGCAGATCGCAAAGGTCAAAACTCTGACAAAGTTACTGTGGTACACATTGAGTCAAGCCCGATTGAGAAAAAATTATTCAAGGCCATGGGCGGTAAAGTAACCGACCACAAGTTGCTGGTAGAAATGTTCGACAGCGAAGTGAAAAATATTTAAGAAAGGAGTTGTGTTTGATTTTGTTCCGTGTATGATGTTAAACGTTAGACAAAATAACAGGAGAAGCAAATGACTGCAATAGTCGACGATGATGCTCCCGCCACAGAGGAGCCGAGTGAAATGTCCACTGTCCCAATGGACAAGTTGGCAAAGGTGTACCGTAAGATGGCGGCTCGAATTCAAGAGCTGACTCAAGCGTACGAAAACGAAGTTGAGGAAATCAAACGACAGCAAGACATCGTGAAGATTGCCCTCAAAGATCAGATGCTTGCACTGGGCGTGTCCTCTGTGCGCACTGACCAAGGCACTGTAGTGTTGTCCACAAAGACACGCTACAACACACAAGACTGGGATTCATTCAAGACATTCGTGCTTCAACACGAAGCCGTTGATCTGTTGGAGAAGCGTATTGCGCAGACCAACATGGCAACATTTCTTGAAGATAACCCCGGCCTCGTACCACCCGGATTGAACTCATTGACTGAGTACGCAATCTCTGTTCGCAAACCAACCAAGTAATCAGGAGAAATATCACATGACCAATGTGACGCTTTTTAATAAAGCAAACGTACCCGCGTTTGCAAAAGGCCGTGAAGGCCTGTCCTCAGTCGCCAAAGCTTTGGCTGGCAACAACATAGATACCACCAAGCGTATCTCAATCAAAGGCGGTGTGTTCCGCTTGTACAGCGGCGGTAAAGAAATCGCTTCAATCGAAGAACGCTATCTGGACGTTGTGTTCGTTGCCGCCGCGCCTGAGATTGGACGCGTGTTTTATGCCAAGTCGTACGATGGTGAAGTAACTGCGCCTGACTGCTGGTCTGCTGACGGCAAGACCCCCTCTGTTGATGCTGGCAACAGACAACACAGCAACTGCAAAGAGTGCCCACAGAACATCGCAGGGTCTGGTCAAGGTAACAGCCGCGCATGCCGCTACCAGCAACGTGTTGCGGTAGTGTTGGCCAACGACATGGAAGGCGACATCCTCCAGTTGACACTGCCAGCCAAGTCAATCTTTGGTGATGGCGAAGGTGAGAACCGCCCATTACAGGCGTACATCAAGTGGTTGATGGCTCAGCAAGAACCGATTGACCCCAGCTTGGTTGTGACACGTTTGAAGTTTGATACCAAGTCTGAAAGCCCCAAGCTGTTCTTCAAGGAGATGCGCTGGTTGACTGAAGACGAGTATGAGATTGTGTCCAAAAAAGCTGAGTCAGCAGAAGCCAAGCGTGCTGTTGCGATGACAATGCCGAAAGCCCCCACTGTGGCGGCTCCTCTGGCTATTGCTGGTACACGCCCTGCCAAGGTTGAAGCTGAGGAAGACGAGCCGCCAGCACCCGCACCCAAGGCAAAGAAAGCCAAGACCGCGCCTGTTGCAGAGGATGAGGGCGAGGAGCCGACTGTGCGCAAGGAAGAGAAGAAGCCAAGTGCCGTGCCTGCCAAGAAATCAAACTTGGCGGCAATGGTGGACGATTGGGACGAAGAGTAAGGAGGGCGGGGCTTCGGCCCCCTACAACATGGCTTACTCACAACAAACAATCAACATGGTCATGAAAGCGCCTAAGACGTTGGGTAACCAACTGGGGCGCTGGGCTGTTCACCACAACTTCTCTGTCGTACGAATCTCTCAGGCACTTGGTGTTTCACGCCAATCTGTTTACAACTGGTTCGGCGGTGGTGAAGTGTTTGTCGCTTACCGACCATCGGCAAGTGCACTTCTTAAAATCCTACAAACATCAAGCACAGCCGACGAGGCTTGGAGAAAAACATGCAAGGCGTTCAACCTAAGCAACTGACAGACAACGAGCTTTTGCGGTACGTGTACATCATGGGCTTCGACAGAGTTCCTCCCGACTGGATTGAGACGCTTGTTGAGCGCATGGCTGATCTTATTGATACCAAACACAGCACCTACCATAAGGGGTTTGAAGATGGTTTTCAGCAAGGCGTAGAGCACGCAACCGACGACTTTAAATAAACCAAAGGATAGACATGACTCCGCTTGAGTTTCTAGCGGTGGTTCTGCCGTCTTCGGGTTTAGGCTCGTACTGTGCGGTAGAACTCACAAGAAAAAAGCAGCATGTGTTCAAGGACACGATTGCCGACTTTCAGCCCTACATAGACAGCTGGAACGCAGATCATTGCGACATCTTCTATGCAGTGTCTTGTTTTGAGGGCAACAAGCGTGAAGCTGAGAAAGCCACGCACATAAGGTCGTTCTTTGTGGACTTGGATGGCTACGCATCAAAGAAAGCCGCTGTGCTGGCGTTGGACGCATTCATGGCCAAGGTCGGGCTGGATAAGCTTGGCAAGCCGTGGATTGTTGGTTCTGGTGGTGGGCTTCACTGCTACTGGCCGATAACACGCGACATGACGATTGATGAGTGGCGACCTGTTGCGCAGAACATAAAACTCCTGTGCAAACAAGAAGGCATGGTCATCGACATGAATGTCACCGCAGATGCGGCAAGGCTGATGCGGGTGCCCGGCACCATGAACCACAAGAAGAAGTACGCAGTGCCGCTTCCTGTAAGGCTGTTGATGGAAGGCGATCTGTTTGACTTTGATGCGTTTGCTGAAGTAATCAACGCCAACCTCAAAGAGAAAGCAGTACCGCAACCTGACCCGATCATGTTGCCGGGGGCGAGGCCGAAGAACGCCAAGACCGCCGCTCAGGTAAAGATGATGCAGAACAGCCGCACAGTCTTTGCCGAGTTCCAACCTCACTGCGCTCAGATTGCTGACTACGTTGCCACCGCCCAAGAGGACGGCAAAGAACCCATTTGGAGAGCGTTGCTGTCATGGGCAAAGGTCTGTGACGATGGCGCTGAGAAAGCTGTGTGGCTGTCTGAGTTGCACCCATACACGCCGGACAGGATGAATCAAAAGCTGGCTGAGATAAAAGGGCCATACTCATGTGCGGCAATGGACTCTTTGAACCCCGGCATCTGCACTGAGTGTCCGCACTGGGGGAAGATTACAAACCCCCTGATTCTTGGGCGTGAGATCAGAGCTGACAACACAGAGAAAGTCATACCGCTGGCAACCGTCAGTGAAGACTTTGTTGAGGAGGAGTTCTTTGCGCTGGAGGATGCGGGAGACAGTGACGAGCCAGAACAAGTCGCGTCTGTTAAACGCCCACTGCCACCACGCGGCTACAGTTACGGCGAGAACGGCGGTGTGTATTTTGTGAAAGTCGAGGAAGACGAAGACGGCAAGAAGTCCAAGAAGACTGTGCAGCTTGTTCCGTACGATTTGTTTGTGGTTGATCTGCTCAAGATGGAGAACGACCACTTGGTTCACATGGCCGCTGTGCGTCCTGAAGGCGTGTTGACGCTTAACTTTCCGCAGAAATCAATCGTGAGCAAAGACGAGACGCTCAAATGGTTGGCCAGTCAAAACATCGTGTCCACATTTGCTGGCTTTGATAAACAGCTTTATGAGTATGTACGCGCCTGTGTAGGTGAGGCATCGCAGTCCAAGAAACCAATCGTCATCCCATACCAGTGTGGCTGGCAAGAAGACAACAGCTTTGTGTACAACAACCGCGTGTTCAGCAAAGAGGGCAGCGAGACGCGCATCCCTATGCCCGGCCTTGAAAACATCAACCGCAACACTACAAACGCTGGCACGTTGGATAACTGGCGCAAATTGTGGCAGACCATATTCGTGGACAAACCCGGCATGGAGACGGCGTTGGCGGTGTGTTTGGACTCGTTCGGTGCGCCGCTCATGCGTTTCACAGAGTACGAAGGGTTTGTGTGGCACATCGGTTCACGCTGGTCTGGTACGGGTAAATCGCTGGTGCTGAGCGCCAAGGCTGGTGTATGGGGCAACCCTCTGCGGTACAGAACAGGTAAGGGTACATCTCCCGTAGCCATGCAACAACGCGCTGGTCTGCTCAACAGCATGCCGCTTTTGATTGACGAGATCACGAACACCCAGCGTGCTGACATGGAGTGGGCACCGACGTTTATCTTTGACTTTGCTGAAGCGCAGGGCAAGGAACGTATGGAGGCTGGCGCAAACAAGGAACGTATCAACAACACCACGTGGAAGACAACATGCACCATGACTTCCAACGAAAGCCTAACCGACTACATGGCGGGGGCAAGGAAGTTCAGCTCAAACGGTGAGCTTCTGCGTATGCTGGAGTGGAACCCCAACGTCAAGCTGGAGTGGACTCCCAAAGAACGCGAAGTCCTGCTGATGATGAAGCACAACTACGGCGTAGCTGGCGAAGCATGGGTCAGATGGCTGACAAAGAACCAGCACGTAGCAGAACAAGTCGTGGCCAAGACACACAAGCATTTGAAGAAAGTGTTGAACTTTGATGATGACGAGCGTTACTGGCATGCTGGCTGCACAGTGGTTGTTGCGGCTGCCGTGTTATTGCGCAGGGACTACGCCAACATTCTTGATGTAGAAGTGCAAAAAGTTATTGACGCTCTGCGAGTGCTTGTAGAGAAAGCCCGTGGCATCATCCGTGGCAGTGTACGCACCGCTGAAGATGTATTGAATGCCTACACAGGCGACAACTACGGCAACTTCATAATCATCAAGAAAGCCGAAGGCCGTCTGATGGCCGCATGGGGAGATGGTGAGACTGTTGACAAATCAATCACAAGGTCTAAGGTACTTGGGCGTGTTGAACACGGCACGCTTGCAGATGGGTTCAGGGAGTACTTCATTGAGGAACAGCTTCTACGCAAACACTGCGTCAGCATGAGCTTCAGCTACGACGACTTCAAAAAGCAGATGGAGAAGATGTTTCGTGTCAAATACTCCAAGAAAGATATGCTGGGCAAGACCAACGGCCCATCCATGCGTGTCAACGCCATGCACATAACTTTTGAGGAAGAGCACTTCAATGGAAACAATATATCCGTGGGCGACACTTAAACCGGGTGAAGGGTTTTTTGTGCCGGGGCTGGACGTTGAGAAGGTAAAGGAATTGGGGCTACGCGCCTCAATTCCCTACAAGTACCGCACGCAAGCTTTCATTGGTGTTAGAAGGGGCTTGTTAGGCGTATGGTTTTATCGGAAACCTCTCTCACCGTTTGAGCAACGGCGATCTTTATCTTCCTGATTTTGTCCAGTTGTTCGCGCTTGGCTTCGGGGGACATGTTGGATGCTGCGATTGCACGCTCGGCTTGTGTGAGTTTGTTCATGTCACTTTTAAAGCTGTGCGCCATCTCTGCTTGCATGAACTCATTGCCACGACGTTGTAACAACGCCTTAGCTTCTGACATGCGCCCTTCCTCCACCATCTTGTCAAATGTTTGTTTGACCTTGATGTTTTCGTTCATGCGCTCGTACACGCTGTTGATGATGCCGCCAGCGTCATTTGGTTGGAAAGCCCCACCAACGATTGGGTAGTCAGATAAACGCTTGACAGCTTGCTCGGGGGTTTCGTTAGACGGTACACCAACACTGAGTGCATGCAAGAAAGCCAGACCCATCGTGCCTGTGTAGCCGTTCACAAGTTGCTCAAATATGATTGGCGACGCTCCAAACATTTTGCCGATGCCTTTGGCCAGCTCTGATGTATTGGCTCGGAACTGTTCTTCTGGCAACAAATCTTTCTCTCGCGCAGACAAGATATCCCTGCCTGTGTAGAACGACTTGCCAAGTCCTGCCTCAATGGCGGGTTTCATGATCTGCGGGATGCCGTAAGACGAACCGCCGGGAACTGTTTGAAGCAGGATTTGTTTGAAAGCTTTGACCGCTTCCTCACCGCCGTGCTCGTTCACCATACTGTTGAGTATTGCCTCAGGCAACGCCTTGAAGATGTAACCGATTTCAAACGGCACAGGGAGTTTGATGGGTTCGTCTAAACCCGGCACACGAATAAACCAATTGCCGTATTTCTGATCGGGTGTGGCGTTCTTGTACGCTTCGTCGTCTTGCATCAAGGCGGCATACGCAAGGCTGGCCACAGCCATAAAGGCTCCACGGCGCAACATCTTTTCACGGATACGCAACTGATCGTTGAACGGCATCTTGCCCCTAGCCGCTTTGTACAGCACGTTCAAACCTTGAATCTGGGCGTTGAAGAACGGTATCAGGGAGTTGGCCACATGGATTGATGGTGACGCGCCACGCTTGTTGAAGTTCATGGACTCCAACGACAGCAGTGTTGCTTCCATCTCAGACAGGCCCTGCTGAATGTAGCTGTTGTACTGGGCGCGACGTGTTGTGGCATCTGCTTCCATACTCATGGCTTCAAGCTTACCGAGCGCAGTCATCCAGCCCGGTTTGCCCTCAGACACATCACGCAAAATCTTGGTCAAATCTTCGGCACCACCAACAAACTGCTGGCCTCCGGTAACACCACGGCGCTCAAGCGTCTGCTTGGTGGTGGAGTTGATTTCTTTCAGCGCACCCAGCACCGGCGTAAAGTTTGCACCAGAAATAATAGGCGCGGCCAGCGAGTCACGGAACAACTGTTTGGCTGAATACAAAGGGCTGATCGTGATTGCTTTGCGCAGTATCTGTGCTGGGAATGCCATGACACGCAGCATTGCTGGCATCTGTGTTGGGATGCCCTCCATGCCTTTGACCAATATGTCGGCAGGAACGCCAGTATCAAACTCTTTGTTGCCAATTTTTACTTTTTCGGTAGCCAGCACTGCGTAGCGATCTTCTCCGTTGTCTTTGAACTTAACAACGTCTGGGCCAGCAGACATCTTCACAAACTTGGCAGCTTTTAAATCAACCAGCTCAAACACAGCGTTCTTGGTTGCCAAGTTGCGCATGCCCATGTCCATCAACAGGTTGGTGTTCTGCACAGAACTTGTCAAGAAATCAAGGATAGGTCTGTCGCCACCAACAAGTTCATGCAGATACGGCTGCTCAGCAATACTACCAATGCGGATAGGAGATTCGTTGCCAATAACAAGCTCAGCCACGCCATTGCGTTCACGGTAGAACGGTATGTAATCGTTTTCGCTCAGCAGACGCTTGCCGACTTCTTTGGAAAGAGCGCCAGTGCTGACAACAAACTCAACCAAATTACGGTTGTAGGCGTTGTACTCATCTTTAGCTTGCTTCAAAACTTTTTCCAAGCCGGGTGTAGCCTTGATGGCGGCCATGGTTTCGTTAAGAAGTTCTTGTGTAACGTCTTCACCAAAGTTCAACGAAGATAAACCTTTGTTGTCTGCGCGAATAGCCGCCATGTACAAAGTGAATATGCGGTTTACAGCTTCTGCGTTGCCAACCATTGGCTGGGCTTCTTTCAAAATCTGAACAACATTGTGGATGTTGGCGCTCTCTTTGCTCTCAATCAAACGCTCAACCTTGCCGTCAGGCCGTGTTTTCTCCACGATTGCCGGTGCGCCATTGGATACTGCTTGAGACACAAAATTCATGCGTTGGTCATACATGCGCAGGTAGTACAGCATCTGCGTGCCTTTGACCGGATCCATGTACTTGGCTAAACGCTCAAAGCCTGCAAACCTGTCGACAAGCTGTGTTTCAAAAGCCAAACCTGTTAAGTTGGCTTTTATCCTTTGCCACAACGTTTTGTCTGTAGCCACAATTTTCTTAATGAATTCACCCTGTTTGGCAAGCTCAGGATTTGTGAACTGTTCTGAACGCGAGAACAATATCTCGCCTTTTTGCATCGGGTTTGTAATGTTGACGGGGCTGATATCAGTGGCAATAATCTGCGCGCCTTCTTCTTTGTCGCCAAAGTCAACGTAGTTATATGTGCCCGGAGCGCCCTGTGTTGCCGAGTATCTTGATACGCCGTCAAAAAACTTAATACCCGCAACACCTTCAGCGTGCAGCATTTCAGATGCAAACATGTCGCACAACTCACTAGGCATGCCGCCTGCTTCAAGCACAGCACTTAAAGCGTTATACAAATCGCGCCCGTTTTGCCGATCCGGTCGTACAAAACCTATTGAACGGTTAAACACCGCTTGTTGTTTTTTATCTAAACCATCGTATATACGCTTGAACGCATCTTTAACAACTTCTGGTTGTTTGTCTGCAAGGCTGTCATAAAGAATGTACTCGTTTTCAGGGCGTGTGTGCAACGTGCGCATCATGTAACCTGCTGGTTCAGGTACAGGTGGCCCAGACGGAGGGTTGTACTTAAAGTCGTTTATGTCAAACGCATCAATATCACGTAAAGTTTCTTTTGCTTCGTCGTACACCTGTTTTGTGTACGGGTCTTTTCCGTATGCAAAACGTTCAAAAAACTCCCCAAACTCTTTTACATTTTTGCTTGCTTCAGTTTTCACACTGTCAATAGCTTCTTTCCAAGATGGCGGAACGCCGTTGTTTGCGTCCATCATTTTTTCAAAAGCATGTATGACTTTTGCAGCTGTTGGGTATTCTTTGTACAGCTCGATGTATTCTTTGCCTTTATAAACAGGAAGCCGATTAACCGCTTCTAAATGTTCGTCAGCAGTTTCTGCAAACTTTTTAAGTTCTTGAATCTTGCTGTTTATTTCTGCGTCAGACAATCCTTGCAACCAAGTTAAACGCCAACTAAAGGGCTTAGCTACTGTTTTTGTTGGTACAGATCCATACCCGTAGTTTTTAGCAGGTGTTGCTTGCAAAGCACGACGTGCTTCTCTTGTTTTTATTTCTTCTTCAATGTTTTGAATTTCGCCTTGAACAGCTTCTTTAAAAACTTGGTGTGGGTTTTCAAAAGGACTTGCAGCACTGGCTTCACGCAAAGGCATGTCTAAAAAACGTTCTGGAACGCCTGCTGGCAACTTACCTGTAAATTTAGGTTTTTGTGATTCAAGCCATGCTTGTATATCTGGGCGTTCAACCCAATCGTCGTACTGTTTTGTAGCTGCATCAATTTGATATGACTGCGCAGTGCCGTACTTCTGTGCGCGGTAGGTTCCCCAACCATACGTTTGTGCGTTTGACCCGGTGCTCATGTAAGCATGGTCAAACATATCAAACTTAACACCTGTGCCGTGCCAAGTTCCTTTGAGTTCAAGGTGTGCTGCGCCGTAGGCAAAGTTAACCAAGTCGCCAGCAGTCAAGTTCTTAGAAGTGATGCCAAACTTCTCAAGCGCTTTCTTAAACGCATCGACCACCATCTTCAACCAGTTCTTGACTGCTGTACCTCCTTTAACGCCCACAGGCTCTACACCCATCTGCATGGCTTCTTCAACAGCGTATGCCAACAACTCATCGTCAATCTGGTGTGGTGGAGTGTTAGCAGCCTCAACCCTGCGCACGGCGGCTTTACCAACACGCGCTTCCAATGAGTCTTCAGTTTTGTTTGCCCAGTTCTTGACTGTCTTGACCAGTGCGTTGTACTGACCTTCGTTGAAGAAGTTGCGGAATCCCAAGTGCACGCCGACTTCGTGGAGCAGCACGCCCAGTCCGTGGCCTTTACCAATGTTGTTGGCAAACAGTACCGCTTTGCCGTTTTGTACAAAGCCTTTAGCGTCTGGTGGAATTAAACCCTCGTACTCGGACTTGCCCGTACTTTTTAATTTTGGTTGCTTATCAAGGAAGTCTTGAACACTTTCATACACCGCCAACTTATTGGACACCATTGCTTCTATCTTGCGCCCAGTAACTGGCTCGCCCATACCGGCAGTGAGTTCAGCTTCAAGCTCAGCCTTGGTCAGTCCTTTAACTGGTGTGCCGCGAGAAAACTCAAAGTCTGCTTGCGTTTTGCCAGTTCCTGCAATATTGCTTCTAAGGTCTGTAGAAGAAATAAATGCGTCGGTATCCAACAATTCTTTAGTGTTGCGCGCTGCTTTGACGGGAGCTACGTTTTTCAACTGCGGTGCTTTTGTACCCAAAATCTTTTTGGCCAGCTCATTGGCGTCACGTATATCAGCGCGATCCATCTCATCCATTTGTTCTGGAGTGAGCGCTTTTGCTACGCCTGAGCCAGTACGGAATGGTTTAGCCGCCGCCAACGCAACGGTGCTCGGCACAGTAGCAGTTTTTGGTTTTGGTGCAGGCTTGCCCTCAATGAACGCTTGTTTCTGTGCTTCAAGAGAAGCAACTTTTTGCATAGCGCCCAGTTTGAGCGTAGCCTGTACACGTTTGACGTTGGTAGTCTTGGGGTCAGCCATGATGTCGGCCAACTGTTCCATATCCTCAGGCCCCATAAACGCCTGCACTTCACCACGCGCATCAAAGATTTCGTCATCAAACAATTGAATCTGTTTGTCTTTGACCCGCTGACGCACAGCGGCTTCGTCAACTTCTTTTGCAGCCTGCACACCTTTGTCACGTAAGTCATCAAGGCGTTTTTGTTCTGGCGTAACAATCTCAGCGACTTTGCGGCCTTTCTTAAACACTGCACCGGGCAAGTCTTTGATGCTGATTCCATCTTTCTTGAATGCGGCAGTAACTTTGGGCCACCAAACCTGCACGTCTTTTTGGAATTCTTCAGCACGCTTTTGCGCTTCATCAACAGCCGCTTGTTGTGCCTTTACTTGTGTTTCCAAACGTTGTGCAGAGAACGGATACTTCAACTTGCCGAGTTCACCACGACCACCAAGCTCTACAGCAGTCAACGGTTCTTTGCGCATATCCGCCAGTTGTCGCTCAAGCAGTTCTAAGTACTCACGTTCTGCCTTGAGGTCTTTGTCCAGCATGGCTTCGGTAACAACAACGTCGTTCTCAATCTCACCAAAGCGTGCTTCTTGCAAGTCAGCCAGTTCTGTCTCAGCTTTCTCAATGTTCTCAACAAGCCCTTGAACTTTTTGCAAGTTGTTAATCAAGTTTGGCGCTTGGCCAGTAC